AAAGCCCGCCGTCTTCTGCCAGCACAAAGCGGCCTGCATCCGTTGGCGCGCTCTCCACGTACACGGCCATAGTAGCCGGATCACAGCTGAAGTACGGGAAAGTGGTCGGTATCATTGCCGACATGTCCGTAATTTCGTACTGGTTAGTGTCAGCGTTCCACACGCGCCAGTAGCCGTCATAACGGTCAAAATATGGCGGGTGTTTTGCGTCGTTTGTAGCCTCAACACATGCAGCTGTAGCGGCCTGCGTTGCAGCCGTGGCACTGTCTGCGCGGCCTACGGCGGCGGTCACTTGTGCGTTAGCTGCTGCTTCCATGTCGTCGATGGCCTGCTGTGTCTCTCCGCTGTTAGCGTCGATAGCTGACTGTAGCTGTGTCTCCGCGCGGCGTATGAATGTGGTGGTGGCGGTCTGCGTGGCCGTGGTCGCGTCTATAGCGTCCTGCGTGGCAGATTCCATGTTAGCCAGTGCTACGTCTGCGTCTGCCAGCTTTTGTGTCATGCTGGCGGCTGAATCAGTGGCCGTTTGCACGGCTGCTTCTGCGTCACCTTTTAATGTGGCTATCTGTGTGGCTGCTGTCTCTGCACGCTCTGCTGCTGCCACGGCGCGCGCTGTAGCGTCTTCCGTGTCTTCAGTAGCTTCTACAGCGGCCTGCGTAGCCTGCTGTGCTGCCAGCGTAGCTTCACTGGCACGGCTGACGGCTGCTGTAGTCGAAGTGGCAGCTTCAGCGGCGGCGGCGCGTGCCTGCGCCCCGGCGTTCTGTAGCTGTGTCTCTGCATTTTCAGCCGTCTGCTTTATAAGCGTGTCGGCTTTCCATGTCATTTCGATAATAGCCAGCTTTGCATCTTCAGCCACTTGCAGCACACTTACGGCTGCTTCAGTGGCGGCTTCAGCACTTTTTCCGGCTTCGTCGCCTACGGCCTGCGCGTCGCCTACGGCCTGCTGTGCTGCTGCTGTAGCCTGCTGTGCTGCTGCTGTAGCGTCTTCGGCTTCCTCTGTTGCAGCCTCGCAGTCTTCCACGGCGGCGGTCACAGTGCCAGCGGCCTGCGTAGCTGCCTGCTGTGCCTGCTGTGCCTGCTGCTTTGCGGCCTGCGCCTCTGTCAAAGCCTGCTGTGCGTTTTCCAGCGTAGCGGTACTGGTACGCATAGCAGTACGGGCTTCAGCGGCGGCGTTGTTAGCATCCGTGGCAGCGGCACGCGCTGGCGCAGAAAGTTGCTCTATCGGCACCACTACCATTTCCCCGTTAATGTAACCGGGTAGACTATTAACGCCGTCCAGCGTCTCAACTTCGCGCAGTTCCGGCACACTGTCAGCCTGCCCGCGTAAAGCGGCCAGCACTTCGCTGATGATCTGCTGTTTCTCTGCTGCTGTCATAGATTTATATTTCTTTGATGTCTATATATAACTATTCTGCTGTTTCTGCCCCCTCGCTGTCTTCACTTAGTGCCTTTTCCAGCCCGTCAGCAAAGCGCGGCTGGCAGAAATTACCAGCGGCCAGCCTCATCATTTCTACTTCTTTTTCGTTGTACTCCGCTTCACCCTCTGACTTATATATTTTTTCTGCCAGCACCTTTGCGGCCACGCCGTTAAGATTGTTATAGATAGCGTCCGCAAAAGATTCCCTTACGTCGCCAGTCGTCTGTTTTCTGCCAGCTATACCGTCCGGCATGGAAAACTTCTCAAAGTTTAATTTTTTCATGTCATTCTTTTTTAATTGGTTTATCTTAAATTTCCAGTTTTATAAAGCCAGTATATTTCTTCATATCCATTTGTGTTTTTAATTTTACATTCCATATAACAGTAACGGTTTTGTCCTACACCAAAAGAAACACTTGTGCCGTCGTCTGTCTGTTTCAGCGCGCCCGTGAAGTTTATAACATAACTGGCACGATTAACAACCATTAGCGTGTTACCTATAAGGCTACGACATTCGTCTTTTTGCTGTTCTGTATATCTGTCGGCTACATAGCTGTCTAAGTACGGCATGGCTACGCCTATCTGTTCGCCTATGTCACTGGCGATTTCTACAAACTGGCCACATTTCAAAACGTCCAAATAGTTGCCAAAATCGGTAAACCTTAGATAATTGCTTTTGTTGGCAGCGTTTATTATTCTTTTCTTTTTATACACATAGCCGCTTATCATTATGTCGTCGAATATACCAGTTTGTGCGGTCACAATATTAGCCCAAATTTGCTGCGCGTCCAGTAGTAACGTGTTTACCTTACCATTAGCAGCTACAAGTGCTTTTTGTCCGCTGTTGGTCTGTACTGTGAAGTTATCAGCTGTTATTACGACTTTCTTGTTAGTTATATCTATACCAGTGGCCAGCAGTCCGCACGCTTCCATGATGTCGGCCACAGCCGGACATACACCGCCCTGCACCACACCAGCCGCATAGATAAGCCACGCGCCCTTTAACGTGTTCACACCTATAACGCCGCTATCTATGCCCTGCGTGTTAGACATTAAGCCAGTCTTTATTTGTCTGCTGGAATAGTACAGCCGCCAGCCGTCGCCCAAATCTCTGAATTCACAGTTATTTGTGTGTATGACATTCATGTTTTCGTCACCGCCGCCAAATACAAGCTGTTCTGTTTTCGCTTCCACTGCTGAATAGTTGCCGCCGTAGCGTTTGCAGATTATAAAGAAAGTGGCCACTTTGCCTACAAGTTCGTTGTAATTGTTTCCGGCTGTGAAAGTCAGCTGCCAGTTACCGTTAGCACTTGCTTCTATTTTACGCACGCGGCCAAATCTGTCGTCAGTTATTACGCTGTGACTGGTCACGTCTTGGCCTATGGCCGCGTCAGTGGCCAGCGGATTGGTGATGTAGTTCTTCCAAATAACTTGGTCGTCTATACCAGCCTGCCATGCAGTAGCCGTGTCGCCTTTTTCCAGTTTATACCAGTTTGTCGTTACGCCGTAGCTGCGCGTGCCGTCGTTATGCGTGCCAGTATTGTGCCACATATACGATTCTATCACAAACGTAGCTGTTTTGTCAGCCGTGAAAGTAACGTATTTGGTCTGCGAATTGCCGCTATTGTATGATATTGCAAAGTTGTGGTTATTGTTACACCAGTCGCCCACATTTGAAGCCAGCCCGTTATTTACGTCGCTTTGGTCTGCATATCTGAATATGAAGACACGTAGCACCATGTCGTTAGCGTATGCGTTATATGGTACGATGCCGTTTGCAGATAGTGTATATTTCTGTCCGGCTGTCAGCCTAACATATCGTCTTGCAAAGCCGTACAGTGTACTGGTCTCGTTAATCAGTGATGATGTCAGTAGATTGCGCCCGCCTTGATTTTCCAGCACGTTATTAACGCGCGCTGTTATACTGCTGGCAGTCTGCGTTAGTGCCGTGCCAGTGGCATAGTCGTTTTCTATGGTCGTTACACGGCTGCTTATGCTTCCGGCCATTTGTGAAATGGTGCTGACACTTGTATTAAGACTGGCTATGTCTCTGTCGTTGTCGTCTACCGCGTTACCTAACTGGCTTATTTGCGAAGTGTGACTGCTGACGGTTGAAGTAAGGCCGCTGGCTGTTACTTCCAAAGCTGCCACCCGATCTGTTACACTTGTCAAGCTGCTGCCCAGCGTTCCCACGCTGCTGCCCAAACTGCTGATAGAAGACGTATGGCTGCTGACGGTAGCACTAATTCCGTTTACCGTCGTTTCCAGTGTGCCTATGCGCGTGCTGTTGCTGCTGGCTGTAGATTCAACAGCAGACACGCGCGCAGTGATACTTTCGGCTGTCACCTCCAAAGCACCTATGCGCGTCGTGTTGCTGTCTGCTTTATTTTCCACGCGCTGCACTTCCAGTAAGATATGCTGCGCTGTCTGTTCTATCCTGCTTTCGTAGTAGGTGTATTCGTTCAGCGTAAACATAACGTCGTGGATAAGCATAACGCCGTCTGTAGCTATTGTTAAGTTACCCGTGCCACTCCAGTAGCCCGTAGCCTCAACGTGCAAATATTCGCCGTCAGCGGTTAAAGCCTCTGAATATGACAGCGGCGTAAACGTGTCGAAGTTCGTAGTAACTTCGCTGGCTATGCTTATAGTCAGCGTACCAGTTTCCAGCACTTTAACATACAAAGACAGATATACGGGCACGGCCTGCTTCTTGTTGTTAAGCAGTTTTATTTCCGGGCGTTTTGCATAGTCTGCTTGCAGTTGTACTAACTGGCTGGCAGCTATACGCGCCACGGGATGCCCGCTGTCTGTAGTCCAGCTGCACCCGGCACCCAGTTTGTTAGCCAGTGGCGACTTATTAGCCCACACATACTTTGCGCCCACTTTGAAATAGCGCGTGCCGCTGGCTCCCTGCCAGCCGTCCAAACCAGTGGCAAAGCTGCCATTTGTCAGATAGTTATCTTTGTCAGTGGCCGTGCGTACAGTCTCACTTATGACACTGGTAATTTTGCCGTCTATGACTTGCAGCAGACTGCGCCCGTCATTCAGATAGAAGTCACCAGTAAATATGTTACCGTGCGGGCTTATGCGTGTCTTCTGCTTACCAGTAAGAAGGTAGCCGTTAATTCCGGCGTACTGCGTAATGGCTGGCGCGTCGCTGCCTACTGCTGAAAGCA